CTGCTGCATTGGGTTAAACATTGGCTGCTGCTGGCGCATCATTTGCTGCTGCATTGGGTTAAACATTGGCTGCTGCTGGCGCATCATTTGCTGCTGCATTAAAGGCGACATAGCCCTTTGCTGTTGCTGCATCTGTTGTGGAGCTTGCTGGCTATTAAAAGCTGACTGGTATGGGTTTGCTGCTGGCGGCGCCGAATACTGAGCACCTCCTTGACCTTGCTGCTGACCTGCAATTTTTGCCATTGCTGGACCTAACATTCCTCCACCGCCTCCGCTCATACTATGTCCTTATGCTGGTAAATATTTACTGGATTTAGAATCTTTAGCAATCTTGCCCTTGCCTATAGTTTTCTTACGGGCTTTCTGTACCCGATCCATCATGGCATAGAGGCGTTTAGCACCAGCCTCAGTAGACCCATTACCCAGTTCTGACACGATGCGAGCAGGCACAACAAATTCACCGTCGGCTAAGCGAGCTGGCTGTTTACCACCAATAGTAGCTGGGATGTTGTCAGATACACCATCACCTGGACCCTTAAGCAAACGACCGCCGTCAGAGTAATCACCTAAATGGGCTACACCACCACGGGCTGCCATATCTGAAAAATCACCACCTAGTGACTTAATACCTGTTTTAGGCATTTCTGCCATCTTAATACCTGAGCGAGCCCCTAATTTTTTAAGTCTTTGTTGCGCTGCATCAAGTGCACTTAGTCCTCTAGTATTAGGATCTGAGTCTACAAACTTACCCGCATCACCTTTAGGTAAATACGCTTTTTGAGTAATACCGCCAGCATTAAATGTTCTTTGCGCACCAGCATCTATCACTTCCATACTGGTTGGGCGTTGCGTTGGTAAGGCGTACTGAGTTTTATCAATCATCCCCTGTGGGTACAAACCGCCTTGTGGGTTAATTGCTGCATTCATCTGACTCATACGTTCTACTGGGCCTCCTGCTTGATACGAGGACATAATGCCACCTTCTGCAGCATACGTTGGGTATTTAGCCCTGTAGTACGGATTGGGTTGTGGAGGCACATACGCTTGAAAGTCTGGTGAAATGCGCTTTAAGGGACTTACATAGGGGTCTTCACCAGGCAATGATTCTGTCTCGGTGTTCAGTAACCCTGCAGCAGGCAACGCTAAAATACCGGCTTTTTGGATGTATTGGTCTGGTTTTAACCCAGAGTAATAGCTAGGGGATGTTTGGGGGGTCTGAATACCAGTAGCATTTGAAATCTGCTGATTTGTCATATTAGCGTATGGATTAGCTGGGGCTTGACCGCCATAAAAACCACCAGCTTGTGCTTCAACGTCGCCTATATTTAACGCTGGACTTGCGGCTGTAGTTGGGGTGCCCGCAGGAATATAAGGCGAAGCACCTGCCCCCGTTACAGCTGAAGGATACGCAGAAGAAACCATCTCACCTGAAGGAGCATATTGAAACCCTGCCTCTACGCCGCTTGTTGCTGCTTGAGTGCCTACCTGAGTACCAGACTCAATAGCCGCTTTTTGTGTAGCGTCGGATAGGATATTAGCGTCGCCGTAAGCACCAAGACCACCAGATATACCACCACCAATACCACCCATAAGGGCTGCATTACCCACATCTCTACCAGTAATAGCTGCAGTAAGACCAGAAATACCCGCACCAGCTAGGGCTCCAGCAGCAATACCACCAGCCATAGAGCTACCTAGAGCCGCAGTCATGTACGGAGCAGCGGCGCCAGCCGTAAAATAAGTAGCAGCGGCAGCAGCTACAACAGGAAGGGCGTCTTCTAAAAATCCAGCTTCTACTAAACCTGTATCTGGGTTAACCGTTAAGGAACCTCCAGCGGCTTTAGCAAGGTCTTGCAAGCCTTTAATCTCGCGTTTAGACATATGGACGAGCTCAGTATCTCGGCCTCGTCCTTTGGATTTTAGGTAGTGTGCTGTATTGTGCAGTCCCATTTAGGCCTCACGGTTGATTATGTTGAAGTTTATCATTGTTATTCGCCCTATGGAAGCCTAGATACAAAGGTAATTGAGCCTATTGCAGAAGGCACTGCGGGTCTTACATATGGACTAGCTTGCGCTGCTAAATGCTCGATGTAAATACCGTCTCTTGCGGGTGATACTCGGTAGGCTGCATCGGCTGCCCAGTACAGTTCTAACTCATCACCTGCCTCTAACGAAAACACCACTTCGGAATACCCACACAAAAAGTTAAAAACACCCGCACTTTTACGAGCTTGTAAGGTAAAAACAGTGGTTGAACGGGGCACATCAACGTTGTTGACTTTGAGCCAAACTGCGGCATTGTGGATAGCATTATCTGTGTTTACAAACTGAAGGCTGTATGTGATTTTGTATATCCCAGACACCAGCGCCGTAGCCGATCCAGGGGAGTTTAGAGTAAACCCATTACCACCTTCTAGGGTATTCCATTTGACTACAGTTGGGGTATTTGCGTCTGCGGTAATCTGATCGGTTGAGTCGGATGCAGCAACAAAAGGAAGACTTAAAGTAGACCCACCCGTGCCCGACAGCAAAGCACCCATGCCGTTATCAATCTGGTTAAAGTACAGACGTAGAGCGTTATTAAGCTGGTCTATGTATCGCTGGTCATAAACAATCGGCGCAACCAGTAAATTGGGCGCTTTTGGTGGGCGTAGGGTTTGTATAGCCATAAGGGTTTACCCTAGCGTCTGCCATCAGGACGGATGTCAATTCGTGGGCTGCCTAATTGCCAAGCCACTCCTAGACCAGTTGATTCAATCCGAAAGCTCATCTGACGGGCGCGCAGGCGGGTGTATACCTGACCGTCAAACTCTTGAACCTCGTACGTATTGCGGCTAGTGTAGTTCTGCGCACTTTGGACTCGTGGGTTATCTGCAGTGCCGTAAGGCGTTCCTGAGTTCTGCCGTGGACGCAGGGTCATCGTAACCGAGGGTTGGTTGGAGTTAGAGCCGTTAAACGTAATATCAGGCAGAATGCGCCATACAAAACCAAAGTTATGCCCGTCACCAATGTCAAAGTCAGAGGACTGAATGTACGCCTCAATCGGTACTGGGGTTAACCCTGATACGTCATCTACGTTGGCCTCATGGAACAAGATTTTATTGCCTGGGGGGTAAGCAGCCATTGGGAACTGACGCAAACCTGAGTCTAACCAAGCTGTTCTGTTCATTGTGCCGTACGACCATACCCGCTCTAGGTAGTTGTAAATAATATACTTGTCGACTTGGTTGCTGTTTTGTGAGCAATAGAACCACCATACCTCGTTGTAGGCTTCGTTCGAACCAGCAAACACTTGGAACGCTTGGTCTTTATTAATGTCGTCAAAGACAAACTGCCACAAAGTACAGGGCAAAGTCTCAACACGACCAGTGTATGAGAAGAACTTGTCTACGCCCATCCAGTAAGTTACGTTGTTTACCGTAACTGAGGCATTTGGAGACATGATAGAGATGTTGTCCTGAAGCAGTTGGAAGCCCCAGACATACGGTGGTCCTAAGTACTGCATCGAATAAATAGCCGCATCAGACCAAACCAGAATCTCCTGACGGGTTGACCGTGCGCACATAATGAACGAGCCGATATTTAGGCGGTATTCACCTGACTGATTTGTGGCTTGTGGCACCCAGTCGAATGGATTTTCTTGGTCAGACCAGCGTACTAAAAGGGGATCAAACTGATTATTAGGATCTGCTGGATCATACGTGTTAGCACCAAAACAGATAGCAAAACGCTGAATGGATGAGCCAATAATCTGGTTAGTTGTATTAGGTACAAACTGCCCTGCAAAGCCCGCATTGGTTGAGGCTGTGTTTAGCAATAGTGCCCGTACGCTAACGCCTGTAGTCGCATCCCAGTAGTAAACCGAACCGCCACGAGGGGCGATAAGCAAGTCTTCACCAAAGTTGTCGTTTGTCCAGAGACGTAACTGTTGACCAATACCAACAGCAGCCGCAGTACCCCAGCCCCGTACAGGAGCCACAGGCGTAGATACCACCACAGTACCACCCGAAGCCGCAGTCGAGGTAGTAAGGTAAGTAAAGCTGCCTATAACAGTTGATATAGTGTACGTATCTACGCCAGTCACGGTAATTGCAAATGCTTTTTGTAAGACTAGACGGTTGATTCCGCAAGGGTCAGAGGCGATGCTACTAAAGTAAACGTAAGCGCCCGTAGTTAAACCATGGGCTACCTGCGTAACCGTAAGGACTGAAACGCCAGCGCCAGTTGCCGTAAATGGGTCTGTTAAGGTGATGTTTACAAAGGAAGGCCAAGTACCTGCGCCCCAGCCAGTTCCTTGAATAAAGACATCCAGCCCCGTCTGAATCTGAAACGCCATAACAATAGATGTACCGCCACCTGTAGCCGTTGAAGTTGCATTGCTGGTTACGGTAAACGTAAAGGTGTCTAGGTCTACGTAGGTAATTTGATGTTCTGCATTTAACTCCGTTGCAGGTATTCCGCCTACAGCTGTAGCACCAGAAATGGTTACAAAGTCACCTGAAATGCCGCCGTAGTTTGCATAATCGATTGTGATAACATTTGAGCCGTTAGTCGTCTTTATGATGTTGTTTGTAGTTGGGCTAGAGGCCGTAGTAAACGTAGCCCGAATAGGTGTAATGTCGTTATAGTCACCACCCTGCTCAATGTAATACTTTAGGTTAGTTCCAACGCCCAGTAAGTTAGCGCCATTTAAAGTTACCCAATTCCACAGAGCACGGCAAACGCCTAAGAATGTGTCATTAGACAAGCGAATCCAGCCGCCAATCTTCTCAGGAAACCCAGAACGGAAACGCACCTTGTCACAGTCGAAGTACCCCCCTTCGTTACTGTAATCAGTTCCTTCACGGTTAAGCCCTGGTCTGAACTGGAGTTTCTGTAATGGCATGGTTTACCCTAACATCTTGAGTGCTTTGTCTTTAACTTCTTGAACGCGTCTGGACCAGCCTTTGCCAAACGTCTCAAAGGTCTTAAG